GCTTCAATCGCCCAATGTTTCAAAGTTTGAAATCTTTTGGTCGTTTGTTCTGCTACTCGTTTTGTGGCAGTGTTGTTGCGGAAGTTGTGAATGTTTGCCGACTTAACCGCATGGGAGTGAGAGAACGCTCCGAGTTGAAAATTGTTATGGAAGCTGATCGTGATACTCATGATTTAGGTCAAATTGTGGCTTTCTGCCTTTTGGTTCTTCGAACAAAGAATCGGCAGTGGCATCACATTCGGCTCCTCGGGTTTTATTTGGTCTGTCAAGTTTTTCTGATCTCCGTTCGGAAGTATCGCGGAGACTGGCTGCAGGCACTTAAATCTCGGGTTATTGATTGGGCTCGTCGCCCACCAATGCTTTTGCCGACTGTTGTTCGGAATAACTTTCATGAATTATCAATTACTACTATTAAACCTAAAGAAAATCATAATCACCCTTTGGCTGCCGCTGATCGTTCGGGAGCCAGTTCATTTATTGATCGTTTGGGTATAACTCTTGGTTTGAAAAGTTATTTTTACCAAAGCTCCGCCTCTGATCAACGAAAGAGGCGGGCTGGTAGTCGTGCTTATTATTGGGCTAAGGATTTAACTGTTGCTCCTAAATCGTTTTTACTTCCACCGCGTCCTTTGGTTTCGCTTGTGGATGTGGATCAATATGTTGATATGCCTTCGTTCATGGTGGATAATCCTCACCCAACAATTATCTACACATTCCAGCCTTCTTCTGTGGCTAATGTCACGGAAAATTATAGTTATTGCTTTAATGCTGAAAATGAGGTAGAGTATGTTGTTAATGGGGGAGGAAAGTACCAACACCGTGTGTGGAACTACAGCCAGGATCATATGGTTGTTACCAAAAGTTTCGCCGGTATTCCTTATAGAACGGTTGCTTATTTGATTGATCGTCGGATGACTAGTCCTGATCATGAGTTGATTATGTTGACTCCTATGGGCACCTGGGTTGGTTTGTGGTCTGTGTTGTATGGTGATTGGATATCTGGTCGTAAGCTATCAAGGCTGGAGGTTGTTGAAGGCAAGTTTTGCCGTCTTGCAACCCGAGGCTTTGAGGGCGTTTATGTTTCTACCGGTATTCCTTCCCAACAGATTGTTGCTGACATACCTGAGACTATTGATGAAACTATTTCTATTATTGCTCGCACTTCTAAGTACGAACTAACAATGCCTCAGGTTATGTCGTTTGTTGGTGGTGATCGACAGTCTTCAGCTGTCTTATTGGACTTTCATCGGTCCAAAACCATCTCCAAACCTGCGATCGTTTGCCCGGTTAATCAGGGAGTTCGTAACTACCAGTTTAATCCTGTGGCTTATGATCCTAGTGCTCGGCCTAGTATGACCGCCTTTATGAGCCCTCTTGTTCATGGCGCTTTTGTGCCTGATCAGACTGAGGGGAATGAGGAGCAGTGTGTAGCTGGCCGAATTGATAATGTTCGTTGTGCGCTTTTGCCTATGACTGGTACGATGTCTAGGTTGATGATTGAATTCGCTGAACTTCTCATCCCTGACAAGTTGGCACACACATTACATCCTGAGGATTATGATACTGTACGTGATCGGCAAGATCGACCGTTACAACGGTCTATTTTGGCTCGTAATGAGTGCATGTTGCCTGAGCGAAAGATTAATTCGTTTATGAAACGTGAACCTTATGCCCAAATTAAAGACCCGCGTAATATTTCACAGATTAATGGTGTTGATAAGCGGGAGTACAGTCAATTTATGTATGCTTTTTCACAGGTGCTTAAATTGCAGGAGTGGTATGCTTTTGGTAAGACTCCTTTGATGATAGCACAACGTGTTGCCGATGTGTGTGCGGAAGCATTAACCGTGACCAAAAGTGACTTTCATCGTTTCGATGGTCATGGTTCCAATATTATGCGTGAGTTGGAGAGAATTTGTGTTTTGAGGGCTTTTGCCGTCATGTATCACGCTGAGTTGGTTGAGCTGTTGGGCTCCCAATTTAACATGCGAGGTAAGACGACGTTTGGGATCGAGTTCGAGCAGGGTTTCTCTCGTGCTTCGGGATCTCCGGAAACGGCCGTTCTTAATTCATTGGTTAATGGTTTTACCTCTTATGTTGGGAAACGCTGGACTATAGTCGATGGTTCTACATTAAAGCCGGAAGTTGCCTGGGCCACCATGGGTATATATGGTGGAGACGATGGTTTAACCCCAGATATTGATCCGCAGTCTTATGTAGCAGCCGCTTTGGCTATAGGTCAGGTCATTCAAATTGAACCTGTGAAGCGTGGGGATATGGGCGTGTCTTTTTTGGCGCGGTATTATTCTCCATTCGTTTGGTTTGGTGCTCTTGATAGTGTGTGTGATTTACCACGTCAACTTTCGAAGTTGCACGTTACTGTTAAGCTTAATGCTGATGTTACACCTGTCATGAAACTTCTTGAGAAAGCTCGTGGTTATTTGCTTTCTGATGAAAATACACCTGTGTTGGGTGCTTTTTGTCAAGCCGTTAGTCGGCTTCAAGGTCAGGAAATTTTGCCAGACGCCGGAACGGTTGCTGTACGTTCTTGGGTGTCTAGGTACGCTAAGGATGTTCAATATCCTAACGATGTCTCAAATTGGGGTACCACTTATGTGGATTTTGCTATCCCTGATTTTGACCTTAAGAGGTTTGAGACATGGGTTCAGGGTGTTAAGAGCATGGATGATCTTTTGATTGCTCCTATGTTTTCGGAACCTGTTGCAGCCAAGTCTGACATCCCCGTAGTTTGCGGGGATGAGGTTATTCGTAGTCATCCGTTGGGTCGTAAAGAGACTTTTGATGAGATGAAGAAACGTAAGCAACGATTGGGAACTTGGGTCGCTGATGACCGAGTAATTTTTGCCCAAGAAGATATTTTGCCCGATGACTTTCATAGTGTTAAAAATTGGAGGGCTAAATTTCCTGATCAGGCTAAGCCTCTCAGGGAACCTTTGCGTAAGAAAGACGTTGATACTAAAGGTTTGTTAAATCACGGAAAATTATATTTCCGTAAACGTGGCCTTGGTGGTCTTGTTAATCGGTAATTGTTACCGACGTAGTAGGCGGGCATACTTGGGTGCCCGCTTTCGTTTTGAAGACCTGTCCAAAACTTACGCCTACTATGAATGCAAAGCGTGGCCAACGTAAACCTACAAATGCTGAGCGCAAGGCACAATCTGCTCGTGACCGTGCGCGGAATCCTAGGGAACAGAAGAGCTACCAAAGGCCATCAAGAGGGCGAAGGCGTCAACAACAACCCCGTTCTCGGGGTGGTTTTAATGCCCCCCGTCTTGGTCGTGCTATTGGTGGATTCTTTGGTCCTACTGGCGCCTCTATTGGCGCTTCCGCTGGTGAAATGTTTAAGCGTCTTACTGGTTTTGGTGATTATAAAGTTAATTCCAATTCTCTTGCTACTACAGTTGATGCTTTACCGTCTTTTGGGAATGTTTCTCGCGGAACTAAAATTGTTCATCGTGAATTTTTGTTCGATGTTGTTACTGCCCCTATTGCTGGTGCTTTTAACATTCAGCGTGTACCATTACAACCTGGATTATTGATTTCATTTCCTTGGTTGTCAGCTACTGCTGAAAATTACCAGCAATATCAATTGAATGGGGTGGTTTATGAATTTAAATCGAACTCTTATGACGCACTTGCTTCTACTAATACAGCTTCTGGTACTGTTGTTATGTCTACAAATTACAACGTGCTGGAGCCTGATTTTACTAATAAATTCACAATGGAACAAACTCAATATACTTGCAGTGGTAAGCCCTCTCGTGATCTGCTTCATCCTATTGAATGTGCACGAGCTGAGACCCCTGCTTCTATACTTTACACCCGTGCAGGACCGGTGACTTTGGGGGATGCCCGTCTTTATGACTGGGGCAACTTCTATATAGCCACTGTAGGTATGCAGGGTGTTTCTACTAATATAGGTGAACTTTGGGTTACTTACGATATTACTCTTTTGAAACCAAAGTTAACTAATACTGTGGACGTTTATGATCATTGGGTTATCAGTCCAACTAACGTTTTACCTGGTGGTGCCGCGTATTACGGTGTTGTGTCTCATCCACCCATTTTGTCTGTTGATTCGGACTTGGGTTCGTCGATCTCTTCGTTCGCTCTCGACAGTAATTTGGATACTGTCGTGTTTCCTCCTGGTTATACCGGGAATGTCCAGTTATTGTATAATGTTGTCCCAACCACTACCACGGTGGCTTCTGCTACTTTGGAGACGAGTTATGGACGTATTTTAACTGGTGGTGTCACTGTCATAAATGCTTTTTCTTCCACTGCCGCGAGTAATCAAGGTGCTGGGAGGTTGCTTTATAATGGTGTTACCGGGACCACTTATGTGTTGTGGCTTAAAGTTGTTAATGGTGGCGCTATTACGTTGTTAGGTGGTACGAATAATATTACCCCTTTTCTGTCTGCTGACCTATTCTTGATAGCTCTTCCCCCAAACTTCTTTTCTTCTTCTTTGCCCATTGTCCCGGGTCCTTTAATTTCCTTGCCAGATTCTAAGACCGACTTACCAAGAACCTCCACCTTGCATCATTTAGATGAGGATGGGGATGTGGTAATGTCTGAGCCTGATGAACCTTGGCCTTTGGAATCTAAGGTTTCTCTTCGTGATCAACCAGCTTTGTTGAAATCCCTGTTTCCAGGGGTTCGCAAACCTGTTCGTGACCCTCCGCCTGGTTTGGCAGCCTTGATTGGTTTGCCTCCGCGGAAGATTGGTTAGTTCTCTGTAGATTCTTCCAGGTTATTGAGTGTTCTCCTTGAAAAGAAC